CAGGAATAATCTCACATATCGATATAAGAAAGAGAATGGATACGCTCCTAATGCGAGGATAACATTGCCTGGAAAAATAGTATTTGAGCACCCGATTATTGTAAATGAAGATATTCAAATAAAAATGAATATTTGAAAAGGAGGAGATAAATTATGAATGACTTTAAACCGAATTCTCATCGATTTAAAGAAGAGCAGTCCGAAACGAAACAAGAAGAGAGAAAAAAGGTCGAAAAAGTTGTTAGTGGAACTGCAAAAATTAAAAAGAAAACGGAAATAAGCAAACTTAAAAATGTATTCATTTCCGAAGATGCAGCTAACGTTAAATCGTATATATTGATGGACGTGCTTATTCCGGCCTTTAAGAAAGCAGTATCGGATATCGTCACTAACGGTATTGATATGATTCTATATGGCGAAGCAGGACGTAATAATCGAAAATCAACTGCGTCTACGGTGTCATATAGAAACTATTACGACCAAAGAGGTTCTGATCGTCGCGTAAGTAGTGTGAGATCGACAACCGGATACAGTTACGATGATATTATTCTTGAAAGCCGAGGGGAAGCTGAAGAGGTCCTCACAAGAATGGACGAGCTGATCGATACCTACGGAATCGTTTCAGTCGCAGATTTGTATGACCTTGTCGGTGTTACCGGTAATTATACAGACAATAACTACGGATGGACGAACATTCGTAACGCAGAGCCTGTAAGAGTTAGGGATGGGTATATGTTACGACTTCCTAAGGCGCTGCCTATTAAATAAAGGAGATTTATATTTATGAGTTACACTTATAGTTTCATATCGCGTAGTGATGCGGAGACATTTCTTAAGCAATTGAAGGACTTAATGGCAAGATATAAAAACGTTACAGTTGCTGATGTAAAAGAGATAAGAGGAGAGGCGAGCATTTATTCGGATATTACTCAGGGCTGGAATGATCTTTCGTCAGTTAAAGTAGAAGAATTCACTGTTAATTCGCAAAAGGCATACAGAGTAATCCTTCCAGAACCCGTGAGCGCAAAAGCACGTCTTAAACATTTCTCAAATGTTGACGACCATAAAGACGTTGCAACAACGGCAAACAATAAACGAGCTAATGATTACGAATGCGCTGACACAATGGTGTCACATCCTGGTCATTATCAAGCCGAGACTGGACTTGAAGTCATCGACGTGATAGAGGCTTTTACTTTTGATCTTAAAGGGATCGAAGCTACTGATACTGGTAATGTAATAAAGTATATTTGCAGATGGAAGAAAAAGAACGGCCTTCAAGATCTTAATAAGGCTATGTGGTATCTGCAGCATTTAATAAATCATGTACAAAAACTTGAAAAGGGGAACAAATAATTATGAATAAAAACGAAATTATGACTAATATAACTCGAACATTTAATAAAATTGGGTTCGAATGTAAAAAACATGCGCCTGAGGTGCTTATTGTAGCCGGCATCGCAGGCGTGGTTACTAGCGCTGTCATGGCATGTAAAGCCACTACAAAAGCCAGCACAATCACAAACAAACTTAAAGAGGATATGGACAAACTTCACGACACAGCTGATTTATATCCGGAAGAATATTCGCAAGAAGATCTTAAGAAAGATACAGCCATTGTATATACGCAAGCAGCTGTTAAATATGTTAAGCTCTATGGTCCTTCTGTAGCATTGGGTGCTTTGTCGCTTACTTGTATCATCGCATCGAATAATATTCTGCATAAAAGAAACGTGGCTATTGCTGCTGCCTACGCTACTATCGATAGAAGTTTTAAAGATTACAGAGGTCGTGTTATTGAGCGTTTCGGTAAAGAGCTAGATCGCGAACTTAGATATAACATAAAAGCCAAGGAATTTAAAGAAACAGTAGTAGATGAAAAAGGTAAGGAAAAAGTAGTTAAAAAGACAGTTAGTGTTGCCGACCCAAATACTTATAGTGACTACGCACGCTTCTATGACGATGGTTGTCTTGGCTGGACAAAAGACCCTGAATTAAATCTGTGTTTCCTTAGAAATCAGATGACTTGGGCTAACGAGAAACTTAAAGCAAAAGGATATTTGTTCTTAAATGAGGTATATGAATCTCTTGGCATCCCGGCAACAAAAGCAGGTCAAATCGTAGGGTGGATTTATGATGAAAAGAACCCGATTGGTGATAATTTCGTAGATTTTGGTATCTATGATACAAATCGAGAAGCGGTTAGAGATTTTGTAAACGGCTACGAACGTACAATCTTGTTAGATTTTAATGTAGACGGCAATATCCTTAACTACATCAATTAACGCAACATGAATCAGCAACCTTCTTTGAAAGGGGTGAAAATAATCAATGACTGGTAAAGATTTAATCGTTTATATTTTGCAAAATAATCTTGAGAATGAAGTGATCTTTCAGGACGGCGCTTTCACAGGTTTCTTAAATGAAGAAGAGGTTGCTGCTAAATTTAATGTAGGCTTAGAAACCATACGAGTATGGCAATCAAGGGGTATGTTAAAAGGCTTTACTTTTGGTGATTCTGCATATTTCCGAAAAGATGCATCTGATCCTAGAAATTCACTAACTATCTATTAATAGAAAAATAGAAAGGAGTAAGGGTGTGATGAATAATAAATTAAATATTATGTCTTACACTTTTGCAATAATGGCCGGACTATGCTTTGCTAGTAGCATTGCTATTTTGTCTGGCGGAAGGGGGAGATAATATGGAAAGATTTGAACATATCTTATCCATATTAGAGGGATCGTTAAACACCAAAAGAAAGAGACATATTGCAGGCGGGATTCTTATGAGTGTGTCATTACTTTTCTGTGGTTTGGCGTTTACAGTAACAACATTAAAAATAAGTGAGGAGGACGACGAAGAAAATGGGAGATAAGATTGAAAAAGTAGTTATATTTGTAGCCGGCTTAGCTGTCGGCTCTTTAATATCTTGGAAATTCCTAGAGAACAAATATAAGAAGATAGCTCAAGAAGAAATTGATTCCGTTAAGGAAGTATTCTCAAAAAGAAAAGCTGACAAAACAGAATCAGATGATATTCCTAAAGTTACTGAAGAAAAAGAAGAGAAAAAAGAATATGTTAGCCAAATTGAGGAACTTAATTATTCAAGTAACGAAGAAGAAAAGAAAGGAGGAACTTCAATGACTGATAAACCTTATGTTATAGCACCTGAGGAATTTGGGGAAGGCTGTGACTACGAAACAGTAAGTCTAACCTATTATGCCGATGGTGTTTTAACAAACGATTATGATGAAATACTAGAAGATGTAGATGATATTGTCGGTAAGGATTCTTTGAATCATTTCGGAGAATATGAGGATGACTCTGTATTTGTAAGAAACGATTTTATGAAAACTGATTATGAAATCTTGCTGGATACGAGAAAGTATTCTGATATTCATGGTACATCTCCGGAACTGGCGGGAGAATAATGACTTTCAAAGATAAAATAACAAACGAATATTTCGAATGGATGGTTTCATTAGTATCAGGCAACCGATTTCCAAAAAACATATCATACAGGAAACTCTTAACTCAATTGCATAATACGGAATTCGTATATTCGATTCCTAAAGATGAAAATAGAGCCGATGACGGAATTGATCTCCGCT